CAGTATCGGGGGGTCTAGTGCTGCCCTGGCAAAAGAGGCGAAAAACCCTTGCTGCAACCTACGAGCCTCCGACGATGGGCGCTGACGAGATTATAGATCTTTTCAGTCGTACAACACTCCATCACCAGGCAGCACTCCTCCGACTCATATCACGAAATCTTATCTTAGAAACAGAAGACGGCCCCTTGATGGGAATCGACTTCGATTTCGATGTAGATAAGGCCGTCATAGTCGGTAGACCCACTGATCTTGATGAAGAACTAGGCGATAGCGCCTAGACCTCCTATACCTCCCTGTAACCGCCTTGCAAGCTCTCTGTCCTGATCAGAGGGTAACAGGGTAGGTGAATCAATTACGTTGCTAGAAATAGCTGATACGCCGTCTGGTAAGGGCTCGAAGGTGGGTATGTCCATACTAGGCATAACAGACGTTTGACCGCCTCGAAGAGATTCTAAATCGGTTCGTATCCGCTCGAGCTCAGCTTCTGAGGGCTCTTGCACCTTTCTTCTGATTTGTTCTTCTGGGGGTGGGGTCTCTTCCTCTGCTATCTCTTTCGCGCCCTCTCTCAGTGCTGTTTGAGCCGCCGCAAAATAAACGGGGTAGGCTTTCTCCATTTGCTGAATGATCCGACCATCGGAACGAGGGTTCAGAATCTGCTCAATCAAAAGATCTTCATAAGCGTCTATTCTTTCTTGACGATACTTGGCAGATAGACTGCTGTTGACCGTGTCTCGAATCTGTTTTGCGGTCCTACCCAAGATGCCGAACATGTTAAAAATTAACTCTGGCGCCTCCCTGCCGAGTTTCAGCGATTCCACATCTAGTCGTTGATCGAACTTAAAACGAGGCTGAGTTGCCGATCCTAGTTTGTTTTGTATCGACGCAACGGATTGTAGAATGTCGCTGACTTTTGCTAGCTCCTCCAACTCATCCGGTTCAAAAATTGTTCTATAAACGGCAACTTGTCTGGATACATCGTCTAAGTTTGCCGTCTTGGTCAAACCAGAAAGATCGCCCTGTAATTGTAAGGCGCTAAGAAATTTATTAGGTACGCCTAATTCGCTAGCTGTTCGCCCTGAGATGTCTGCGAACTTAGTGCGTAAGAAGTCTCCTTTAACTCTTTGCCAAGCCATAGGATTGACCGTCTGGACCGCGTCTTTGAGTTTAACAATATCAACCGGCATAGCGGACCCAGAAAACAATCTACCGACCGCTCTGGCCGCTTCCGTGCCGCCAGCTTCTGCAACTTTTGCAATATCGTTAATTATTTTGACATCGGTTAAAGCGGACAGTACATCATCTTCTGAATAAACTGCCTTGGCTTGAGCATAAACCGGATTATATCCAGAAAAAGCAGCATCGAGAGATGCTTTAATTTGTGAAAGCTCCTTCGCTAACTCTTTAGATCTGTTTTCAGTGGAGCTTTTTGCTTTCGTAATCAAGGTGTCGAATGTTGATCTCAACACTCTAGCGACATCTTCGCTCGTGTTAATTGCAAGATATCCAGGCTTTTTGCCTTTTAGCACAATTTCTCGATACGGTGTTTCAGTTACAACGACCGTTGTCGGATCTGCTTTGAAATCTTGGAGACGTTTTTTTGAAGTTAAAGCTTCTGCAAGTTGGGTGTAAGTCGCTTTAAATAGGGGATCCAGATCAGGATCTTTCAAGCGAGTTAAAATGCCAGGGATGGGAGCGCCATTCATGCTCGTGTTCGGTATAGCTTTCGCAGTCAAAAAGCTATCGACTAACGCCTCTAGTTTTGCCTCACCGCCCTGATCCAGAGAAAAAGCTTTTCTATACAATTCACCAGCTTGCTTTTGTCTTTCTTTCAGATAGTTTTTTATGAACGCATCGGCTGCACGAGCAACATCTGTCGGAGCGAAAGAACCGGACTCGCCCTTCACCTTCCCACTCAAGGGATCCTTCAACTTTGATGGTATGTATTTTCCGGAGGTCAGTTCATCCGCGAATTTTGTCACCAAGTTAGAAACTGATTTGGCTCTGTCGGTATACATGTCTACCAACATCTTTCCACGAGAACCAGCGCCAAAAGTGTTCTGCGCGAAAGCCGCTTGTCCCACCCCTTTCAGAGCTTCTCCACGCGTTAGCTTGATGCCTCTTTTCGCAGCTTCTGCTATGGTTTTATCTACATCCCCACCACCCTCTTTTAGAATGGATCTAATGATGTCTTGTGAAGCCTCATCTTGAAATTTTTCTCTCAAGTATCCGATCTTCGGTAAAGCAGCGTCACCGAGTTGTCTGAAAGCGGCTCTTACCGCTCCCTTGGGCAAACCAATCGGCACCAAACCGAAACCAGCCGACCAAAACATATCAGTCACCAACTGATCAGCACTAGACTCTGGGCCACCGAGCATTAAGGACAGTCCGCTACGAATACCTTGTCCGACCGCTGTACCCGCGCCACTACCGACCGATGCTCCACCTACCCCACCGACAACTGTTCCAGCACCTGGACCCATCGTGGCGGTTCCCAAGGCCGCTCCTTTCACCATACCAGTCGCACCCAAAACTCCTTCCATTAACATCTGAGCGCCTGGACCCATCCAGCTAGTAAAATCATCTGCGTCTAAATCACCCCAGGTCGATATATTCTCAAACTCTTTGTAACTTTGACCTTTAGGGCCGTAGATGCCATCTATATCTACGAACATCAAATCGTTTGTTTCTGGGTCTATAAAATATCTCTCGTTGGGATTACGTCCTCGCGAGATGTCTTCAGGGAATCGGCGAGAACCAAGAAAATATTGCACGGCTTCTGGGCTGTTCGACAATCCGCTCAAGAAACCTACATACGCCCCTGATTGATCATCCTCTATTCTTTTTTTGCCCAGACTTTCTAAATTTTTTCTATGGCGGTCGAGCATGCCATTGACGTTGTTTTCTATGTCATAACGAAGCCGCCCCTCCGCTCCTGCTTGGTCAGAGATCGTATAAGGATAATCGTCTACTAAAACGACCGGCATCAGTAATTACTCGAAACATCATCACCCGCTGGTGATTGATTATTGTTCATGCCGAAGTATTTCAGATAATTCTCTCTGAATTTTTTTGCTTGTGGATCCTCTTTGTCTGCATGTTCTCTTTTCAGTCTGGCAGCTTCTTCTTTACTAAACAGTGCATTATCTGCATGCCAGTTTTTTTGCCACAAAGAGACTGCTGCTGATATTTTGGCATCGTCGCCACTCTGAAGAGCGGCATCAAATTCACCATCAACCATCGCCTTGTCGAAAGCAGTTTTGAAATCTATTTGTTTCTGATTGATTCGATCTAAATACCCGATCAGTTCTTGGTAACCTTCCTTGGTCATTGCGAGACCTGGAGAAGACGCGAGGAATAAAGACATTTCTGCGTTTGATATAGCGCCCTTCGTTTGGCCTATCAAGCCCATCGCAATCCTTGTGCCGAAAGATTTAACCAACTCTTGATCTTTGATTCCTTCTCTCTCAATAACACCGAAGTCGGATAACAATTTACGCATAGGGAGGGTAAGGTCTTGCAAAATACCTAGCTCTGATGCTGGTATGTCTTCTACGATTGCTTTAGCCGTGTCTAGCAAGTTTTTCTGATTGATGGCCAAAGAGGCTTCTTCTTCCCATTTTGCAATAGCGTCTGCCGATTTCTTACCGAGAGTTTTTGCAAACTCACTCGCAACGGACCCGCCGACCGTAATTGTGTCACCACCTGTGGCGGGATAACCTCCTAGACTGCTGTACAATTCTTGCAAAGCCAAATCGGTATCAGCCGCACTTCTTTTTATAAATTTTCCGGTTTCTTGGCCTGACGCATCTCTTTCTGGAATCACCCACTGCGTATACTTTTGCTTTGTGGTGGCGTTTTTAATCCTTTGTATTTCTCTTTCATTAGCAAATTCGAGAGCGGCTTTTTCATCCTCCCTCGCTAACTCAAAAGCTTTCAGAGCGATCGCTCTCTGCTCTGCTTGTAAAGTCTCCCTTTGCTTCTTCATCTGCTGATTGTACAAAGTGAATCCTGCACCAAGCCCAGCAAAAGCGCCAGTGGTCGGATCGGAGCTAAGCAAACCTTGTCCAAGAGCAGCCGCAAGGTCGTAAATATTTCTGCCTCTTTTTTCTCCAGACAATATCGGCCGTAGTTGATCTTGATATTCTTTAAATCTTTCTTCGTAGGTTGTGCCGACCGAGTCTCCTAACCTAGCTTCATCTTCTTTGTCTCCCAAACCAGATCGCAATTCGTTCATGGATCTCACTAATGCGGACGCCTGATCCAGATTCGATGCTGTAACAGATCGGTCTATTTCTGGAGTAGGAGAAATCACAGAACCAAATGCGTCTTGTTTAGCTTGATCTAGCTCAAATGGGTCTGTTGTCGCTAAATCACCCGCCTGAAACCCCTTAATCTGCTCTTCCATCTGAGCCCTGCTAATAGCCATTACTGTTGTGGTTGTCCGTAGAAGTTACCCAAGGCACCAAATGCAGATAGACCGGCTCCTAATCCAGCTTGTAACGCACTCGGCGGTGGAGTGAACTGAGTCTGCTGCTGGAATCTACCGGCTGGCGCCATCGCTACAAACGGTTGCAAAGCTTGGAACTGGGCCAGCGGCGCTTGTTGTGCTTGCAGTAGCGCAGCCCTTTGTGCGTCCAACTCTCTCTGTCTCTGCTGTTGTTGCTGAGCACCTATGCCCGATAGCGCACTAACGTCAGCGGCTGTCGCAGCTTGTTGCTGTTGACCCAGTCCCGTCATGAAACCGCCTAAACCTTGTTGAGCTTGTTGTAATGCTTGACCTTGTCCTGCCATCGTGGCGCCGATACCTCTTTGTAATCCACCGAGCTGGCCAGCCACACCTAGACCTGTCTGGCCCGCTTGCAATCTAGCTTGTGCCGCTTGTTGTCCAAGCTGATTGAGTTGTTGACCGACACTTTGTCCAGCCGTAAATCTTTGTTGTGCTTGCTGTCCTACCTGGCCAGCTAGTCCCGTAGTCGCACCAAATCTCTGTCCACTCAGACCAGCCAATCCAGATGCGGCAGCTCGTGCTGCTTGTTTTTGCCTTTCATCTTCGCTTATTGCGGTTTGCTGAGCACGTTGAAATCCCGCTGATCTCAACCCACCAATCTCTTTTGCAAGACCGCGTCCGAGAGCCTCTGCTCTTTCTTCTGCGCTAAGCCTAGCTCTGGATCCGAAAGCAGACTCACCACCGGTTGCAATATCTCTGGCTCTCTGAGCGATATCTCTCTGTGCCAGACCTTTGAATGCATCCTCTAAAGTTTGATCAATAACCCGCTGCTCGAATGGATCCATAAACCTTTCGGTTTCCGCAACGATGTCAGTTTGTGGAGTTGTTTGCCTGAGCAATCTTTCCGACTCGCCAAGGGCTCCGCTGAGCTGTTGTGTAGCTAAGGTGCCAATGCCTAGAGCATCTGTAAGATCGGATCGTAATCCACGCTCGGCGGCTAACGCTCTTTCCTCTGCTCTCGCTCCACCGCGCAACTGATCTAAGAGAGCGCGATCTCTTTGATCTAGGGCGAATCGAGATGCTTCTCTGAGTTCTTCAAGCGCCCTTCTGTCTGCTTCGGCCTGTCCTGCAAAGCCGCCGCGTAATGATCCTAGTCCTTCCCTACCGAGGCGCAACGCCTCTTCGATAAATGGTTGTTGTACACCGACCGCTTGTCGCTGTAACTGAAAAGCTCGTAGTTGGTCTGGCGTAAGACCCGCAATCTCTTGAGGTATGACGATCGGTCTGCCTTGATCGTCAAAGAATACTCTCTCTGCTGCTCGGAACGCTCCAGGGATGAAGCCTCCCTCGCCATCTAGACCAAACAGTAATTGTTGGGTAAGCGGATCTAACCGAGTTTCGGTTTGCGTAATATTAGCAACGAATGGTTCTTCTTCAGTTAACGCAGATTCAGCCATTAGCTAGCCCTCGCCTGGTTAGAAAACATATCCATCATTTGGTACATGATCTGAGTGCCACGCTCTCTGCTCTCCTTCCCGTTTGGCTTGAGCGTGATAATACCACCGTCACCTTTGCTCAGATCGAATGCTCCTGCTCCTCGGACGGCTTGAGCTTTCATAACAAACTCACCGTCACTCAGCATGGCTGGAATATCGTCACTGGTCTCTGTACCAGGTCCGTTTATCTTTCCATCCATCGCTTTGAATTCTTTCATCTCAACACCGCCGCCTTCTGCGTATGCCATTACAGGGCCACCCATGTATTTCTGCGCTGGCGCTTTCCTACCGCCGCTCAACATCGGTATCGTGTCGCGAGACATTAAACCAAACTCTCTCGGATCGATATCACCTTTGCCCATACGTCGAGCGATCTCTTGCTCAATGTTAAAACGCCCCATCGCATCCATAGTTGTCAATGGAGTTCGGGGTACGCCTCTTCTGTTCTTGGCTTCATCAAATGCAAGCTTACCGAGTAAAGCAGCTATGCCGCCGGCTCCAACCATTTTTCCTGTATCTGTGCCGAGGAAGTTTTTCGCGCCACCCAACACATCACCCAAAAGACCGAAGTTGCCTTTATCGTCTATGCCGCCGCCGCGAATCAAACCGGATAAGAAGCTTCCGATCCCGCCCTTTTCATTAGCAGCTTGCCGCTCACGATCCAATAAAGATTGTGTATAAGGGTCACTTCCGAATGTTGGACCGCTTTGGCCTGGAATATAACTTGTTAATTGCATCATCGGATCACCACCTGGAACGAAACCAGGTGTGCGAGACAAGCTTTGTAACACCTGTTCAGGTGACAGACCCTCAGTGAGACCTTTTTCTATTGCGTCTCGCATCGCTGGGCTTTGTTCAGACAAAGCGCCTAATTGCTCTGCTGGAGACAGCCCTCCCCCAAACAAACTACCGATGCCACTTTTAGCTCCAGCAAATATTTTTTGTATCTTTCCTATCGGACCTAAATCAGTGAAAGCTTTGCCAGTGGTTCCGCTCAGACCGCCAATACCACCGATTAGTTTGCCCGTGCCATATCCACCGAGAGCGCCACTAATAGCACCCTTCAAACCTTTACCCCCGACTACATTAGTTGCCGCTCCGATCGCGCCGGCAACTATTGGTCCTACTCCAGGTATAAAGTTAGCTAGCGGCCCAGCTACAGGAGCAATCTTCTTGGCGAGTTTTTTGATGCTTTTACCAAGCTTCTTGAAAAAGCCAAACTCCTCCAAACCTGTTTGTGGGTTCAAAGATGCGATACCCATACCAACCACGTATTGTTCTGGGTTGAGATCCAGCTCTCTAAATCTGTTTTCTACTGCTGTCTCGAACTGCTCACTTTCCATCATCTCTGGCGGTAAAACGACTTCGCCAGGTGTGAGGTGAGCAAGGGTTGTATCAGGACCGCGTCCTGCCGCCGCTATCTGAGCGGCTAGTTCTGCAAGAGGAGATTCAGCAGCGATATCTGCTGCTTGAACCATTTTGTCTGCTTGAGCTTGCTCTGTCGGATCGGCGGCTTCTTGACGAGCCATAAGGAGCTGCTCTACAGCTTGGTCTGCTGTAGGCATAGCGTCTACTTCACCCCCCATCTGCATCATCATGGGCATCGGCTCAGTATCACCCATCAAATTTGCTATACGCTGTTCTAACATCTGGTTCATGAAATTGTCACCGTCACTGCTCCCACACTTGCGGTTAATGATACCCCAACAGGATAAGTTTGGTGACTGTAAAGGTCACGAAACTGGGTGCCATCAAACGCTTGATGGATGGAGTTTGTAGTATTGAAAATAATCGCGCCTGTTGCAAATGCTAGTTGGCTTATTTCAGTGGAGTTGAAATGGGGGCTAATGGTGATATCTACCTTTCCGAGATTGAGTTCTAGCACCCGAACCAAGCGATTAAACGTCTGAGAATCGACGCTTTCTCCTCTAGCATCAGGCAACCTGGTTTCGAGGAGCTTGCTCATCTTCTACCGCTGGGCTGAATATCTAACCTAGTTGTGCCGATTCGCCATTTATAGCCAAGTCTGTTATCGGCTGTATTGTCATCGTCTGATTCAAAGCGAATGACCACCTGTCTGGATCTCGTTCTCACGTTTGAGAACGTGAAAGTAGGCGTAATCTGGCTGGTGCTATCCGTAACTAACGTGTCATTAGGGAAGTTTCGGCGCTTTAGAACTACGTTCATGGCTGGGGTATTAGTGGTGCCAGTCGGCTGGATAAACTCCATGTCTGGGATCAGTTTCTTGATGAACGTGAACTGCTCTCCAGAGCTAATATCAATATCGGCGCTTTCTACAAACACACCATCCATCGGAGAGCCGTTATCGTCGTAACCTATCTCATGTTCAAACACGCAGTTGGTGCCACTCGTCTGAGCGCCGGCTAGTGGTAGATCTTCAATACCGGCATCTAGCCAAGAGTATCTAACTAGGCTACCAACACTCCAACTGTTTTCTTCGTAATTGAAGATGACATATCTGCTTATCTCTCCGGTGGCGTCTTCTTTTGATGGATAGAAAAACCACATCTCACCATATTCACTATTGATTCCCATATGGCATTTGAATGCCTGATCTAATTCCAAATCGTTGAATACATATTCTTGTACTGAGCAAGGCAGTTTTTGCACTGAGCCGTTGTAGAAATAGAAACTAGTTTTAGATGCAAAGTAAACGCCGTTAGGTCCATTCGCCGCTGCCTTGGGACCGATCAAGCCCGAGCCCTCGTTCACTAGGTTCACGGCGAAGGTTAAAGGTGGCCCAATAAAATTCATTGAGTAGAGAGATGTATCTGTCCAGATCAGGATCTCTTGTCTTGACTTGATGCCGCCTACAATGAAGGAGCCAGTAGACAATCTGACGCTACCGGCTGAGTTTGTAGCTGTCGGCTCAAAGTCTAGCTCGTTCTCTGAATCTGAAAACGCTACTAACATGGGATCAATATTGCCGGTCCTGGAGCCGCTAGAGATCGGATCCGCTCCGAGCACTACCAAATGTCTGTCTGTCTCTGAAGTCAAAACTTGCAGAGCGACTGTAGGGACTAAGTTGGCGCCTGATATGCCTGATAGATCCAGCGCCCTAACTGATGTTCCGTTATTCTCTACCCAACGGAATATGCCGGCTCCTCGAGGGTTGATGATGAGGTTCTCGCCAAAGTTGTCATGCGTCCATAACCGCAACTGGTTGGTTGCACTTGTGGGAGATGCCGATCCGAAGGTTCCAGAACTCCAAGGTCCAACACCCCAACCAGAAGATGACACATAGGTATCTAGTCCGACATTGATCTGATAAGCACCAACAACCGAGCTACCGCCGTTACCGCTGTCACTTGAATTAGCCGTGACAGTAGCGCCGTCTGTATCTTTCGCTGTAATCGTATAAGTGTTTGTGCCGGTCACCAAAAGTATTTGATACTCTTGGTTTAAGACTGTCGCCGTCACGTTACCGCCGAGAGTTGCTGCTCCGCTAAACGTCACAAAGTCATTAGTCACTGCACCATGATTTGTATCTGTGACTGTGATCGTGCTACTACCGTTAGTTGCTGCAAAAGTGACATCGCCGGCCGATGTCGTGGACCTGATAGGAGTGATATCGTTGTAGGCATCACCCTCTTCGATGTAATACTTAAAGGTGGTTCCAAGACCCAGGAAGCGGGTGCCTTCTAGTGATATGAAAGAATGCAGCGCACGAGCAACGCCTAGAAAAGTATTGGTACCGAGCTTCTGCCAACCACCAACTTTTTCTACTCGACCTTTTCGGAATCTAACTAAGTTGCCGTCTACCCAACCGCCTTTGGCTGCGTAGTCAGTTGACTCCTTGTTGATCCCTGGCTGAAACTCCAGATTGGTTAGCGG